GCGGTTTTGATGTACATCAGTCGTTGGATGACATCATCTTCCTAATCAGAGCGGTCGGCCGCCTGATCGACTCGCATCCCGACGACAGCGCCAACACGGACGCTGTGGTTCACGCGCTGGCCAACTCATGGATCGACGGAAGGCGCATTACGTCGAGCGTTGTATCGGGTTGGCCCATCACAGCGTTCATTGACGGGCTGCTTGAGTGGTGTGAGATGTACATGTTCATTGAGCAAGGACGATGCGCGTTACACAACGACAAGACGAATTCCGTTGTACAAAGCCATGGCGATGATTACTTCTTGCTGCGCTGGAATGTGTCGGCCGACGCATTTGTCAAGTCGGTTGCCTCTGGGTTAGTACAGGCCAAAGAGCTAGGGTTCGAACTGAACCCCGCTAAGTGCACAGCATCGGTTCCATTGGCTAACACGCGGATCGATGTCCCATGCCCGATGGCTTCATGGCTGAAGATTATGCTTGTGTCCCCTAGGCGTCCAGTCGACGGGCGCACGGTCGTCGGATCTGGACTCGTAAGGTCTGTAGCTCCTTGGCTTCGGGCTCCTGGCTTCGCGACTGGTGGTCTCTTAGCTGAGTTGAGGCAAGCGTTGGCCACTGTTTGGGCCGTCTTCACACGGCAGGTGGTTTCCGAGCGGCAGACCAACAGATTTTACTCGGTCTATCCAGAGGTGCGCAGAAGGTTCGAGATCTATGCTGGGTGGATTAGGGAGAGCAGAGCAAGATCTATTCCTTGGGCAGAGTTTCACGCGTGGTTGTACACACCAGTCAACCTGGGCGGTATGGGTTTGCACGGTACGACGAGCGATTTTGTGACGATCACTACCACCTATGATGTTTTGAAGGACGAGAGATTGGATCCAATCGACAGTGGATCTATCGTTTTCTCAGCCTATGCCGCGCTGGGCATGGGAGAGCTGTCGAACAGAGCGGCTGCTGTCTGGGCAGCCGCGACGAGGTCAACCAAGAAGGGACTGTCCGGTGAGAGATTCTCGTGGAAGAGGGTGGATGCATCCTTGCCACTAGCTACTATTCATTGGATGTCACGATTGGCCGCGTCAAAAAGCAGGAAATTGCACCCACACTTCTCACTTCCAGCTTGGGCTATGTCTATGGAGCAAGCGCGTATGGTTGGATCCACTCCAGCGGAACGAGAAGAAGTGCTCAGCTCACATCTTGATGGGGCGAGTCGCGCCACCTATGAGGTGTTACAAGCCAAGGCCAGCAGAGGCATACGTCTTCATTGGCTCGAAGGCAAGCTGAGTAGCGGTGCCCCGCAGGGCATGACGGTCAGTCCAGAGATCGTTGCGCACTTGTGGACCAGCGTGGTTGAAGGGCTATTTGCCGAAGCCATTTCCACGCAGAGATCTATCTCGACCCAGTCGTGGTTTCACCATCTGGCTGCGGCGGAGAGGGGTTTCCCTGCTTTCCTGGACAATTTGAATCTTTTCGTGTCTGTTTGAACAATTGTCTTGAAACGCGGACGCTGATGAGTGGCAGAGAGGCTGCCCGGAAAATGGGGTTTCCGGGTGTTCTGTCACAAGTCTAGTGTTCGGCGTCATTTGCGTTTTTG